GTGTTTCTTAAAGATATATTAACCGAGTACGAATATTATTGTTTAGCTCGAGGATTTACAGAAAAAACGATGAAGAATAAGCGTCAGGAATATAAACAGTTATATGAGTATTTATCAATTAAGAGAGGGATAGAGCAATTAGAGAGCATTACAAGTCACGATATGAAGGCTTATATTAAAACGAAACATAATGCTAATTTAAAGCCACAGTCGATTATAAGCATGGCAAAAATGGTTGCAGCCTTCTTTAATTGGTGTGTATCAGAGGAATATATTACTGAGTCTCCAATGAAAGGTGTGGCTTTACCAAAGGTGGCAAAGCAAATACGTGATGGTTTCACATCTGATGAGGTTGTTTCAATGATTGATGCATTCAACTATAAAGATTATATCAATGCACGGAACAAGGCTATTGTTGCGATGTTGGCAGATACAGGATTGAGAGCAATAGAGATTACTAATCTGCCTAGTGACGCTGTGAAAAATATCAATATGCTTGTAATTGGGAAAGGGAGGAAAGAAAGAATTGTCTATATATCACCTGCTTTGCGGCAAATATTAATTAAGTATGAACGGATTAAACGGAAATATTTTAAGGATAAGCTGGTTAAGTCAGACACTTATTTTCTTAACTATAAGGGAGAAGAGATGTCACACGTAGGCTTATGGAAAGTAGCAAAATTAGCAGGAGAATTGGCTGGTGTACAAGATGTGCATCCGCATAAATTTAGGCATTACTATGCTGTGCAATGCGTTAAAAGCAAAATGGATATTTATAGCTTATCAAGATTACTAGGGCATAGCGATGTTAGCACAACACAGATTTACTTGGAATCTTTAAATCACGATGAGCTACTGGACAAAGCAATTGCCAGTAGTCCACTGATGAATATAGCTAAAACTAGAAGAAATCAAATCAAAAAATGAACAAATAAAAAGGCTCAGAGGTGCTACCAACACCACTCAGCCGAAAGTGAAATGCAAGCTCTACACACACCATAATGAATAGGCATTGCACCTTGTATTATACCATCTTAATCGTTGGTATGCAAGGTGTTAACCAAGTTGTGGACTGCCAGAAGCACAACTATAAAATAAAACTGATAGCCATGACTCAGGCGTTGCAGATAAATGAGGATAGGTACAGATAATTGGTTCCCTATTTCCAATTGTACCGAAATGTGAAAGCTACATTAGTGCTGATCGAAGGAAGGGTATGTGTCTACGGACACGTAGGATAAGCCACACAGGGTTATATCATCATTATCATACATTAACCTTAACTGTTAGGGATACTTGACACAGTAGGCTTGTTTGGAAGGAATTCCATCAATAAATAGGGTGCGACAATACGGATACATGGCTGATAACTAGCTGGTTGTAATTGACTATCTGTTTTCTACTAATTATTTTTGTTAGTTGAAAGCAGGTAGCCAAACCATGCTCCAAGCCGTTTTCAAAGCTTCCTCCACGCTGGTTAGGGAGACCATAAAGTCAAGACATATCAGCCATATATTGCATAGTAATTTGGGTCTTTATGGTGGATGTAGTCATACGTTAGGCAAACTTGCCGATGATAAAAAAATGACTGCACAGCATATAGCCATACAGTCACATTACATAATACTATTCATCTTTAACGAACTCGATTAACTCAGCTGATGATTCCAATTTTAATGCATTACACAACAAATCCAATGTTTCAAATTGTATGCCGTTGCTATTGCCATTTAATAGTTTACTGATGGTGTTACGATGCACACCTTTATTATTTGGATCTAATTTTTTTGTTTTCTCAACTAGATCAGCAGTAGTTATATCTTTACTATCCATATGATGTCGCAAATTAAATTTTATCATATTAATCCTCCATTAATTCGACTAACTTTAGTATACAACAATTAACACTATGATGTGCAATATTTAGGTAAAAGCATTGACTTGCACATTATAATGTGCAATAATGAAGTTAGTTAAGAAATAACAAGGAGGAAACAACATGATCAGAGCTATCAATAATTATTTTTTTGATGAAGATTCGATTACATTATCAGATGCACTATTCTTTTTCGGAATAATTGGTATAATGTTATTTATAGGTATTTCGACGTGGTTCATATGACACATTTAGATAAGGAGTGGATTAATTTGATCAAACAAGCTAAAGAACAAGGTATAAGTGCATATGAGGTACGACAGGAACTTTCTAATCATTTAGGTGGGGCAAAGTTTATCTATCAAAAGGACGACTCAGGAAGGGTCGCCAACCGAGTCTTAGAGGTGTCAGATTTTGAACAACAGGCTATTATCAGCATGGCTGTTGCTCACTATAAGCAGTACTATATTAATAGAGGATGGGATAATGACAGTGAAATGACGGAGTTTTATGATTTAATTGTAAAAGTGGATAATGTATTAAATGGAATTACTCGATCAGATCAGACAGAGTTTAGAAAAATAGGGGGAAAGTGAGTGAAATTTACTAAAGCTGTATTAACATTATTCTTATCAGGTGGAATTGTACTAGCGGGGTGTGGAAGTCATGAAGAAGAAACTGAAAGTAGCTCTAAGCCTGAAGATGAACTCAGTCAGGTAGAATGGATGAAAGAGGCAACAGAATTTGAAAAAGAAATAGAACAGGTTGTCACTGAACAAGTAGGGGAAACAGATGCGGATGGAAACGAACGCATTGAGAAATTAGTAGCTCTTGACGGAAAAGAAATGACAGTTGACATGCTGGGAAGTGGCGAGATTGATGAAGACGATACAGATATTATAGAAGAACTAGAAAAAACATCAATTTCAGTCACTATCAACACAACGGAAGATGAATTTGGAAGACATGTTGATTCTGCTTATATCTTTAGAGAGTTGTATGATAAATATACTCCTGAAGAAGTAAATATATGGTGGAATATTACAGATGCTGAAAGTACAGATGATAGAGAAATTATATACACACTAAGAAAAAACACATATAAAGACATTAACTGGGACAATGTTTTTGTTTCAGACAGTGAAGTAAGTACTAGGTTTGTGAAAGATATAGATTTTTATTACGATGAATCAGAGTATGACCAATAATATAAGCAAATCATTTACTCGATTAGGTATATATATACTCATACGAGGGATTGTATTAATATTTTAGCTAGTGTATAATTCGTTATAACGAACAAAAAACTATAAATCACAAAGGGGATATAACAATGGCAAAAGTATATGGGGAAATTTTAGTATCAGTAGTAGCAGATTCTAAGGAGGAATTGGAGCAACACAAATCAACGTACAGCGCAAACGGACTAAGAGCTGATTTAACATTGATACAGACTGATGGAGAAAGCAAAAGAGTTGAAGTATTAGAGGTAATTGAAGCTGATTGGGAATCGTTTGATGAAGAATAAAAATAATCTATAAGACTAGTTGACCAAAACGAACGAAAATTATATAATGTTACATAGAAGTGACTATTTTCATAAGTGTAGCATTATATAATCTAACTCAACTAAAATCAATTATATAATATTGTTTATCTATTGTAAAGGGTATTTCGAAAATAAAATACGATAAAATTGACATTTTAACTTAACAGATAATAAAAAAGGGGATATACCAAATGACAAACTTTAATTATGAAAAAGAAGCTCTATTTAATGCAATAGGATTAACTAACATGGATCACAGGACTACATTGGTCTCATTAATTAATACCGAAGATGAACTAGAAGATTATTTTTACAACTTTTACGAAGGGATAGGCTCAAATCTTAGTGTTAGTGTACAACGTTTTAAGATGTCTAAACTTGGTGATGATCGAGTATTTATGTGTGAAGCCGGGACTGAAAATAATGATTCTTATTATTTATTGAGATAATTTTCCGAGACTCGCTGCAAAATGAGCTAATAGATGATACGTTAAGATGAAACTTCTTGTTTTAAATTAGGAGGATGAAAATGTATAGAGACTTTATTTATTATGATGAGGAAAAAGTAAAATCAATTCTAGCTCAATTAGACAGTGGATTGATCGAATCAATTGGATCAGAATCCACTCACACTGGAGATATAGAAGGTAATGTTAACACTGGAGTTGTAGCAGAAATGCTAGGTATTAAACTGGGTGCAAATGGTAAGTATGAGTACTCAAAAAACAACCAGTCAAATAAAGTCCTTCATGATCATGCTTTTAGCGCAATGGTGGATTTAATGGGAAAGAATTTAAAAGATGTTTCAAACTTAGACAGGTCTCAGATAAGTAATAAGTCGTTTGTCAAAATCTCTGGCGATATGAAAATTTATGATTACAAGGATCTGTCTTCCATGCTGGGTAAATGGGACAAGATTGGAGAAATTTTTAATATTAAATCTGAAAGTGACGATGCTGACACTTTTCAGTTATTTTCGGAATTTATAACTGAAGTTTATGATGACTTAACTATAATCGAATTGAAAAACAAGAAGAATTCAATATTGACAGGTCTGGTAAAGCCAAAATATCTTAGAGAGACAATGAGAGACTTAACGTTCAAGTATGGAACTACTCCTGATCATAAATGGGAAATGGTATGTCAGATTACTAAAATACCTCAAAATAAAAGCCAAAATATTGGAGATAGATTTGCAGACTTCGGCGATACTCTGGATGTATCCAAATTAAATGAAGAAAAATCAATGAGCAACTTTCTAAATTCATTTATTGACGAGTTTAACAAATTGTATGACGTTTTCGCATCAGTTGGATATCCTAACATCGCAGTTGATCCAATTGGTGTGTATAGAATCATAGAATAAAAGGTTGGAATTAACTTAACTAATATTTCCGGGGCTTGGGATACCAGGCCTGTTTTTCCATTATATAATACAGATTAATATAAATGCCAAATAACCCTTGACTTTTATTATCGGAGGGTTTACAATTGAGGAATGCGATACTTTTATCTATATACTTTCGCTATCCTTATTTTATTAACTTAATTGAGTATATACCCATATAAGTTAATAGTCAAGGGGGAATTTTAAGGAGGTGGTTAAATTGAAATTTATACTATGAAGGTGAATAGTTAAACGATATTATAACAAAATTTATAAAGGGGACTACATAGGTGAAAACAGACAATTTAAAAGTAGGTGAAGTAATCAAGAACTACAAGGAGTTATGTGAGTTGCTGGAGATTAAACCCAAAACTTCCAACAGCAAGAAAGCTCAGATGAAGGAGATTGGAAGGTATGTTCTCTTGGATAAACAAGGTCATAAATTTATAGTCAAGGAGATTTATGAGAAACCTAAGCCGGCTACTAGTGGCAGTGGTAATGTATTTACAGGACTGATCCAGTTGTTGATAGCTGACCACTTAGCAGAATCTAAGGATCAAGTTGTAATAATAACAAGGAGCCAACTACTTAGAAAAATTAATATGGTCAATCATAATTATTCATTCTGTAATGAAAATGTACCAAGGTTTTCTAGATATATAAATATCAAAGAGGAATACTTATACGATTTCTTCAACACTACAAATAGTAACTACAGCGCGGCGATAAAGACAGCGTTAAACGACCTTGTAAAACGTTCGGTCATTCATTATGAATGGGTACATACAATCTGTACAAAAGAAGGTAAGCATAGAGTTGCTACAGATAATGAGGTTGAATTTATTTTAAGGTGTCAAAAACAGTTACTAATTGAGATGGGATATAAAAGATTAAATGATGTGATGTTCTCGAGGGACTGGAAGAATTTCAAAAATACATTGCAGTTTAACCTCCAGAATGATGATGAGATTAATATCAATTATACATACATGAGTTATAGAATTACCTCAAATCGAAAGTACATAAGCTCTGAGCAGGACGATATGTTAATCAATTACTTAGAAGATGCTGATAGGGAAGGTTATAAAAATGAATTAAATGGATTACTTTGTGCAAGATTGCTAGATAATGCAATCAAAAGACAATCTAAGGCTAGGCAAGGAAAAAGCATCGCAAATGAAAAGTTGAAGAAATTAAGAAGTAACTTCTCATTAGAAAAGTATACTAAGCAAATAATTTATTATGTGATTGATGGAGAAACTGATGTGAACGTACAAAAGGAAATAAGAAAACAAGAAGAAGATAAAGTGACGCAAGCTATAGAGAATATATTCGAAGGTGGGCAATTTGATTTTGATATTGAGTGAAAGAAAAAAGGACATTCACTAACAATACCTAAACCTAAACAATTGTTACTAAACGTCCTTATTTTATAAAATCAACTTAAAGTATTGGTATGTCAATGTTTACATAGTACATAAATGAAAATAACCAGCGGTTTGGTTCTTTGCCGCAGGTAGACGATTTTGGAACGTAGTGGAAAAATTGGCTAGATGGTACAAAGAACGGTCTTAGGTCAAAACATGTTCGACGTTAAACAAAAACCGTTTAAGTCTCGGCCTATGTGATCAAAAACCGATCACAACGCAAATTAACTTAGTCTACTATTCAATTAATCTATAAAAATATAACATAATAACATATTAATTTTAACTACATAAAAGTATACCAAACAGATTTACATAGGTCAATAGAAAATTAAATTATAAAGGGGAAAATAATATAATGGAAAATAATAGTGTGTACATACAAACGATTGAGGCAGCAGATATCCATAGTCATATGGTCAGAGGTAACAATATTAAATCTAATTACGTTGGAATGTTGGTGCATTCTTTAGAATCAATTAAGCTCAAAAAAGTAGGATTAACTACATTTATCATGAGAAAGAAAAGTAAGCAATTAAGCAACGATATCATCAACGTTAGATTTAACCAGAATGTTAAAAGCGGACAGCAAACACTGGGGATTATTCCTAGTATTGTTGATGACCAAAATGATCGACTAGAAAAAGCTGAGGATAAATTAAATAAAGCCAAAACTCAGGCAGAAAAGAAAAAGCTTAATAATGATATTGAACGGATACACAAAAGTATTGACTGGTTTGATTGGGTTAAATTAGACATTGAGGAAAATGGTACAGATGAAAAGTGGGATAGTGTCACTGCTGAGGATCTGAGATATAACCTGTATGAAAATGGCTGTAAAATTGATTATTTGGACTATGATACTGGTGAAATCACAACTATTAACTATAAATTTTATAAACGCAGCTCAGCAAAATCCAGAAAAGGAGAAGCGCTGATGATTAACGTAGACTTGTATGACACTATGATTAAGTGGAGTCATATGGGATTGACGTTTAAAACAGGTGCTAAGGTGGATTTGCCGGGCTTGAAGAGCTATGATTCACTTGTTATGTCAGGCATCGAGGACACTATCACAATTGATCCAGACAGCATACTAATAGTTGATGATGTAAAGCTACCGTTTAAAGAAACAGTTAATGTTGTTGAGAAGGTTGATGGTAAATTAGAGAGTGTTGAGGTTGAAGGTTATACAGTTGTAAATGAAATATTTGACGGTCAGGCAATGTTGGATAGCGGTGAGTTTGATGAGGGCACATCAATGAAATTACTAAGGTCACATTTTTTTAAGGCTGCTGCTTTCTCCGCGAACCTGCAATTGTTCTTTGAGGAATATGCTGAAGCAAACGAAAAGGATTATGATAACTGGTATCTGACAGATATGTTTAATAATGAGATTAAAGTAACTGAGATAAAATTAATCATCAATCCTAGTTGTCTTAAAGCGCTAAAATTCCATGAGGTGACAAATGGTAAAGCTAATATGTATGAGGTGTGGAAGCAGGCTGTGCGTCACAATAACAATGAATTTGGGGTAGTGAAGCATGACAAGGGTACAAAACTAGGCTATACGGAGGAAGAAATTCCACTACATAATACGAGTTACCAGATGTTGAATACATTACCGGCAAACAAAGAAGATATGTTAAAACTGAGTCAGCGTGAACGTGATTACATAATGGATTTGAAAAATGAAGATAAAGTTTTTATTGAGTATCTGGAGACGGAAAAGAATGATATTAACAGCAATCAGATGTTTGTTGACCTGTATAACAAAAATAATAATATCGTAAATACAGAAGTGTTTAGAAACTTCCGTAAGTCTACTATTAAAAAGTATGTGGACTATGTAAAAGGTGGGAAATTGTTATTGGAAGGTGATTATGTAACTCTTTTCAGCTGTGGAGTGGAATACTTGTATCATGCAGTAGGTGAAACAATTACTAAACCGATGGCGCTAACAGGTAATCAAGTATACACCAAAGTTTTTGGTGATGATGGATTCAATGAAACTTATACGGGATTCAGGTCGCCTCATACTAGCATGAATAATGTTTTGCAGGTGCAAAATGTTAGAAATGACGATATAGAACGATATTTCAATTTGTCGCCACATGTAGTCATGATAAATACAATCGGATTCAATGTATTAAATATTTTAAATGGAGCAGACATGGATTCTGATACGATGATCCTGTTTAAAAATCCAACTATGAATAAGCTAGGTGGCAAATGCTTTGGACACTACAATGTATGTGAGAATGGAATTGCAGATGATCCTACCGAATATGTTATGACCAATTATGACTTAGCAGAAATGGACAATTTAATGGCAGAATCAAAAACTGTAATAGGAGAAACATCTAATTTGGCTCAGATTGCCTGCTCGTTAATTTGGGATAAATTAAACAATGATGCTAGTAAGAGCGATAGTGATGTTGTTGATTTGATGAAGCGACTGGATATTTTAGCTATTTTATCTAACTGTGCAATCGATAATGCTAAACGTCAATATGACGTGAAGTTGAATGATGAAATTAGAAATATTCGAGGGCAATTAGAATTAAAAACAGCGAACGATGCACCTGTTAAACCAAACTTTTGGAAGTATGTGCAGAATGTTGACCACACAAAAAATAAGAGAAATCAGCCAAAATTAAAATTGACTCATTATGACTGTCCGATGGATTATTTATATGAGATCATGAATAATCTGGGTAGAGGGAAAAAGAGAAACAATATTGGTTTGAATGATTTATTAGTCAAAGCAGATAAGAATGCTGCTAATCGCAGGCAGATAGATAATACAAAGGATATGGCTAAAGAATCGCAGAAGGCTAGTAATGCAGCTGTTTATGCTGATTCAGAAGAGGAAATGCTTATTCAACTTGAAGATGTAATGGGGACGTATGATGATAAATTTAACAGACTGAAGATTAATAAGAATACTATGTACTCTATTTTGTATCAAATTGCTAATGACGATGGTAAAAATGGTGGAGTAGTGCGGTTAATGAATCACTTATACAAGACGCAAAAGACAATATTCATGAATAGTTTTAAAGAGGTGCACGAAAAAAACAAATAAAATTGCGAAAGTGTAGTGTTTATCGGTAGTTTCATAGTTTGATATAGGTGACTAAGTGAAGAGAGACTGGAATGCAAATGTATACTAATTTTGTTGCAGCGCTGAATGCCATTGAGCAAAGTAGGCGACTTTCTCTCTTTATTTATTTTATTTTAAAATTTGTTAAAAACTATCCATTTATACTATAACATCAACTAAATGGAATAGCAATAGTTGATTTGTAATTGAAATGAAATATTATTTTCCCTCGATTTAATCCCCAACAGAATAAAGCATCTGACATCATTAATCCCCTTTTGGTGTTGGATGTTTTATTGTGTTTAATTTTATACACTTTTTGGGGACTCCATATCCCTATTTAGCGTGTATAGAGTCCATCTATTAATTTAGGTGGATTTTATTATGCGTTAAATAATATGGAAGTCGCAAAAAGTGTGTAAGAGATTACATGCTAAATAAAAATATGGAGAGTGTTAAGTATGAGTACAGAAAAATTTAGAGATGATTTAATTGAGGTGGAAGATGGATTAGAGCTTTATCCGATTCCTGGGTTTAGCAATTATTATTGCGACTTGGAAAACGGTAGGGTATGGAACAACAAGAAACAATTTTGGATTACAGCCAATCCTAATTCATTACTTTATTGTTACGCCACTATTTATGATGAATTTGGTGAACCCGTAAGAATATCTATACATAATTTAGTTATGATGGCAAGGACTGGAAAGGATAAATCAATATGGAGGAAGCAAGGCTTAGAGGTGCATCACATTGATAATGATACAACAAATAATTCAGTGTTTAATTTGGCATTAACCACTAGAGAACAGCAATACCAATGCCCGATAACTAAACAGACGTTGGCTAATAGGAGTAAAAAGCGATTGACCAAAGATGACGTGATAGCTATTAAGACAGATTGGTTAGAATGGGAAGGTACTAAAGGTAATTTTTATAATTTGTGGGCAAGTAAATTAGAAGTACATACGAGGTCGATTCAGAATATCATAATCGGGTTCTCATATAAAGATGTTGAAGTGGGTTAACATTTAATTTTATTAATTAAATTATTATATACATATCAAATATAACATATTACATAATGAAAGTAAAGCAATTACCTAGATTTACATAGAACAAAAATAAGTGAAGTCAGTCCAATATTGGGCTGGCTTTTTGTAATCGAAAGGTGACTACATAATATGGACAAGGAACAATCAGAGCGACTAGCTCAGGCCCTGCAGGAAGTAGAAGATATTGAGAGTGGAAAATTGCCTAGGGAATCAGCTAGAGAGATGCTTAACCGAGTAAAGGAACGACTTATCAAAGAAACAATTGAAGATAATCGGGAAGCTTTGAGTAAACTGGATGATGAAGAATGACTACACAATCAGAAATATTAAAGAAGCTTAGAAAACAGATGCAAGATGCGATGAGGCGTACAGGTACAACTTATGAGGACGCTCTGGATGTTATGGATGACATTAGGAAAGAGAAAATTAAACATGCATCTGAAGCTGTTGGGTAAAGATACTAGCACTTGGAAAAGAACATAATAAACTAATGCTCCACCGTCAAAAAAACAAATGGAGAATTTGATCTTGATTGGGCGAATTATTATCCTTATCTTGTAGGATAAGAACGATAATGTTCACGAACGTACTCTAAGACTCCTAGACGAAATCTTTTATATGCTCGTACACGAACAGGTTTATGTATCATAAGCCTTCACCTCCATCAATTAATGACGGTGGATATGTTGATTATACCACAATTATTAGAAAATATGGTAAAATAGAATCATCTTTTAATAGGGGTGATTTTATTTTGAATACACAAGCACCAACTTTATTTATCTCTTATTCTCATGATAGTAAGGAACACAAAGAATGGGTTAAAAAATTAGCTTATGATCTGAGGGTTACGGGTGGAGTCGATGCACTTCTTGATCAATGGAGCGTAAGACTAGGTGGTAATTTAAATGAATTCATGAAAAACGGTTTAAACGATGCAAAGATGGTACTCTGTATTTGTACTGAGGAATATGTGGAGAAAGCCAATAAAAACATTGGTGGCGTTGGTATTGAAGCTACAATAATATCAAATGAAATTTCAAAGGGAAATAAAGAACATATTATACCTATAATCAGAAATAACCCTAATGCAAAAACACCAGAATCTCTAGAAGGATTACTCTATGAGGATTTTAACGATGGCGTTAACAGAGACAACTTTAAAAAATTATTGGGTCGCATTTGGAGTGAAGATTTAAAGAAACTGCCACCAGTCGGAAAAAATCCATTTTCAATGGAAAATTTTAATGAGATAAATTATAGTGTTCATTTAGATCAAATAAACTACTCGAATCCTGAATTCGAAGGAAAAGCTGACTTTAATTACTCGCATAATGATGGGAAGTATAAAATTGGCACAGGTGAATATGCTTTTACCACTAGGTGGACTAAATCTGGTAGAACAAATATACATGCCTATAAAGATAGTACTAACATTGAGAGGATCGGTTCTTTTCGAAATAAAATCACTGATTTCCCCCAAAAGGATCAGTTGAGTACTGACGATGTTGATTATACTTCAAGGGTTAGAAATCCATACTTGGCAGATTATACAGTTTGGATGAATAAAGCAGGTAAGTTTGCAGTAACAAAGGTTGTAGAGATCAATGATGCAGATAAAAAAGGTGATCATAACAATTTAGTCTTTGAATATAAAATTTATGATAATTAGACAGATGCAGAAAGTTTAGCATTAAGCGACAGTTGATTGGTATTACATAGAAACATTAATAGGTAAAAAGAAGGGTAATGACATTTTTTGTAGAATATTGGTAGGTGTAGGATAATATTTGATGAGGAGTGTTAGAGATGGGAGATTATAATAAAGCAAAAGGGGTTCTTATTCAAGAGCTTGAAGACCGACTGAGTGAAATTAATAATCAAAATGAAGCTAAGAAATCGGAATACTACAAGGCATTTGTACTAAAAGATGCGGCTACAAGGGTGATAAACTCCCCAGCAACTTCAAATTCATTGGCTTCATACGAAAATTATTTTAATCTCGATAAATTGGTAAGTGATTATGAAAGACTTAGGAAAGAAAGCTTTGACCTTGAGAATGAACTAGATTCCGAACGAGTTAGTATTGAAGTAACTCTAGAAAGTTTAAAAAACATGTAGTATTAAAGGCACTCACATAAATGGGTGTCTTTTTACCTAGTTCATATTGCATATTTTTTCCAATTCATTCATAATAAAGCTATAGATAATTTTTGGGGGTTGGTAGAATTGAAGAAAGTATTAGGAATTTTATTAGTTTTATTAATTGTAATGGTTGGATGCAGCTCAGAAGAACCAGACTATACTACCGAAGAGTTTGAAGCCGCATTGAATGAAGGGGAGAACTTAGAAGGAAAAACCGTTTCCGTTAAGGTTGATGAGTTTGTTCCAGACAGTGCTTTCGGGTATAACATTCAGGCAGGCGAACATCTGAATTTCGTATCAAGTAAAAATCCAGATGTAGAAGAAGGTGACAATATCGTCGTCAAGGTAGAAGAAGTGGATAGCGTGATGGGTTCGTATTTGATTGAATACAAAAAACAATAAGCTTACTTTAAAGGTACTTACTATTGTGGGTGTCTTTATACCTAAAAAGCATTGCAAATATTATCCGAATCAGCCATAATAGTCCAGTACTTATAATAGTGTATTGGAGAGATTGTGATTGAAGAAAGTATTAGGTGTTGGAATTATTTTAATTATGCTACTTGGTGCATGTGGTCAAAGAGGTGCCGAGCCAGCAGAAGAGGATCAGGAAGATAGACAAACTGATCAGATAGAAGATATTAGCAGGGAACCAGAAGAAGAGCCAGAGGAAGAAGTAGTAGAATTAGGAGACACTGAGGATATAGAAAATGATGAATCAGAAGAACAAGAAGAATCAATAGATGATACATCACAATCTATGACTGAAGATGAGTTGAGAGAGATCATCGAATATACAGGTATAGGTGAAGGTGATGAATTAGTTAGTGCAACGATTGAAAATGAAGAAATCAAGGCAGTAATTAATTTGGGTGAATTCGAATTATTTACTATTGAAGATTTAGCGGTAACTAGATATAGTCAGCTGTCTGACGAACTGTTAGATCATGAAGGTTGGGAGAAGCTAACTATTGAGTTTTCAGATATTGGTACAATTACTATGGATAGATCAGATGCAGAATCCAATGAATATGGAGAATACTTTCCGACATTGGAGATTGAAGATAGATTGAAATAAGGAATTAAGTTAGGCACTCACTATTTATTGTGGGTGTCTTTTTATATTATGTGTTGTTTTATATAAAGAACGAAAGTGACAATTGCTCACGGGCTGAGTAAACCTTATAACGAACGAAACAATTAAAGGGGAAGATTAGATGTTATTTATAGCGTTTGTAGTAGGGTGTACGATGGGTGCAGTAGTGGCGCGTGTGTGGAGATTTATGGAGATGAGCAGATGAATAATAATATAGTTTTATGTGATGAATGTGGGAAGGAGTTTCTTATCGTTCCTAAAGTTAAGCAACACGGTAATGGAATAGAAGAAACATACTTTAATTGTGGTCATTGTGATCATAAGTATATTGCTTATGTTACTGACGCAGGAGCTAGGAAGCAGCGAGAGACTGTCAGGAAAATGTATAAGAGGCTGGAAGGATTGACCAGTGTGGATCAGAGTAGATCACAGCTGGCTAAGATCAAGATGGCTAAGGCTGGTTTGGGTAAGCGTATGGATAGGTTGAAGGCTGAGTTTAATGGAGAGTAAGAAGCCATGGAAGCAATGTTTGTCATATGGATGCGGTGAGTTGATTCGTGATGGAGCTTATTGTGTTAAGCATAAAGATGAGCGTGTAAAGCAGTACGATAAGTATGAACGGAACAAGGAGAGTAGGATGTTCTATCAGAGTAGTAACTGGAAGAAGGTTAGACAGTATGTAAAGGCAAGGGATGGAAACCTTTGTCAGCTATGCTTAAAGGATAAGAGGTTTACTCAGGCTGATGTATGTGATCACTACATACCATTGGAGTTTGATAAGAGCAAGGGATTAGATCCTAGCAATCTATGGATGCTCTGTCATGGATGTCATAACCAGAAGACTGTAGACGATAGGAAAAAGTATAGTAATAATAGATAGAAGGAGATTGGTTGATGATGATTGTAAATGATAATAAGTTAGTCATTGTATTAGATAAGGTAAACGGAACACCACGAGTATTCATTGACGGTGTGGAAATTGTAGGGAAACAAGATATTAAATTTGACTGGAAGACAAAAGATGTAGGTAGTAATGGCTTAGTAAACTTTGAGGTTAACTATGTAGAGAGTAAAGAAACAGAAGATGTGGGCATGAGAACCTTTGCAGATGGTGAACAGCTTTATACTGAGGAACCACTCTTTATTAAATTGAAAGATAAGTTTGAGCGAGCGGGATTTAATAATAGAAATGAACATGCTAGGTTTAAAGAGTATACGGATATCAAAGACAATACAAGAACAGAAATAAAAAGTAATACTTTAATAGAAGGATGTGAAGGTAATGTGTAAGTGTGATGATACTTTGATGAAAGAGTTGAGTGATCGGTTAGCTAAGTTGGAAGAAGGAAACGAAAGTATATTGGAAGAATTAGATTACGTTAATAGGAATGCGTTTGGTGCAGGAAATGGAAATATAGAATATCGAGAAATATAGAAAGAGGAGAATGTAAATTACATAAAATAGGAAATCTTGAAAAGTAGATTGTAGAAATATAGAAAATGGGAACGGGGCGTATAGGAAAAGTTAATTTTAAAAAGCTTAAAAACCCCACCTCAGTCTTCCTCGCGTGAAAGTAGATAAATACAGTAAATGGGATTCAATATATAGACGCAATAAATAAAAATAATCAACATATGGGAGGTGTTATTTATGGGACAAGGTAGACCAGCTAAACCAATTCACATGCACTTAGTAGATGGCAATAAAAATAAATTAACGAAATCAGAAATCGAATCAAGGAAAGAAGCGGAAAAACAAATAGTATTTTCAGATGACAAAATTAAAGGTAAACGTATCACACCACCAACTTGGCTATCAGCTGAAGCTAAAAAAATTTACCGACAACTAATCAAAGAATTTGAGCACAATGATGTATTGAAAAATGTTGACATTCATTCCGTAGCAATGTTCGCAGACGCATACCGTGATTATATTGAAATGACAGAGATCATCAATCGTGATGGAATGATGATGGAGCATACCAACAAGTCTGGAGCCTCGAACACTATACCTCATCCTCTTTATACCAAAAAGAAAGCATTATTTGATCAGATGCAAAAAGTAATGGCTGAGATAGGATTGACTCCATCAGCAAGAGCTAAATTAGCTATTCCAACCAAATTAGAACAGGTAAGCGACAAACTTTCATTGTTCGGTGATACTCTGTGACATTTACGGATGAATTAAAACAATATTGTATCGATGTAGCAGACAATACAATCACCTCATGCATCAAGCACAAGCAAGCCTGTACACGGTTTATACGTGACTTGAATCGTATCGGAAATGATGATTTTCCATACATTTTTGATGAACAAGAAGCATTAAAGTTTATGTTGTGGATGACTTTATTTAAGCATAAAAAAGGAAGATTATCAGGGACATACATTGATCCTCATCCTATCCAGAGGTTTGTATATGGAAATATTTATGGTTGGAGACATAAGGATACAGGTCATCGTAGATTCAACTATTTATACTGGCAAAAAGGTAGGAAGAACGCTAAATCACAAGGATTAGCTATGGTTGGAAGTTATGATTTAATGGCTCTTGGAGAACAAGGTGCAGAGGTATATTGTGCAGCAACCAAAACTAAACAGTCTAAGTTAGTATGGGATGAAGCAAAGTGGATGTTGCAAAATTCATCTGATTTACAAGGGAAGTTTAGAGTAGCTAATGGTGAAATACAACACCCTAAATCTGATTCTAAAATGGCTTATCTTTCCAAGGAAGACGGAAAGACTGGAGACGGAACACATCCACTCACAGGCATAGTTGATGAATTTCATTTGATGCCAACTACTGAAATTAAAGATGTCCTCGAAACAGGTATGATTGGTCGAGATAATGCATTATTAGCAATTATAACTACTGCTGGTTTCAACCTCACACATCCTGCATATACCATTGAGTACGATTATGTTACTCAACTTCTCGATCCAAACAATCCAATTGAAAATGACAATTACTTTGCAATGGTTAATGAGTTAGATGAAGGTGACGATATTCATGATAAGACAAATTGGATCAAAGCTAATCCTATAGTTTGCTCAACTAAGGAAGGGTTTGAAGACTTAGAAAAGATATACAACAAGGCTCTAGGTAACTCAGAATCCATGGTAAAATTTATCGTTAAAAACATGAACGTTTGGTATCACGCTAAAATAGGCGGCTACATGAATTTAGATAAATGGGCTGCATGTGGAGTTAAGAAACGTAAAATTGATATTCCAGATGTACATGGCAAGGATGTAATAATCGGAATCGATTTAAGCTCTACTGTAGATTTAACCTCAGTTTCCTTCTCCATATCTCTTGAAAACAATGAGTATGCTGTGTTTAGCCACTCATTTATCCCATCTGAAACACTACAAAAGAAAATCCAAACAGACAAAGTTCCATATAAATTATGGGTTAATCAAGGTTGGATGACAGAAACAGAAGGTGCAACCGTTGATTATCGTTTTATGACTAAGTACATCGAGGAACAAGTAGAAAAATATAATTGGAATGTCGAAGAGATTGCGTATGATCCACACCAAGGACATTACTATGCTCAAGAAATGACTGCAAATGGCTACACAATGGTAGAGATAAGGCAGAATATCATGTCACTATCTGAGCCTACTAAGAATTTTAGAGAATCAGTATTGCAAAATAAAATTTATCATAATGATAATCCAGTTTTAACCTGGGCAATTGCCAATTCTGTTGTGACAAAGAATGTTAATGAAGATATACGGTTAGATAAATCTAAGTCAACAGAAAGAATTGATCCGATAGCTAGTTTAATCAACGCTCACAAAAGAGCAATGCATTTAAATAATAACAATGACTATGATCCAAATACTGCAATAGATGATTGGTTGGATATGTAAATGAGAGGAATGTGATTAATGAAACTTATAAGCAAGTACATAATTGAAATCCTAGTGACAATAGGAGTGCTACTGATCATATTGGCAACTGCATTGATTGATCCAATTGCTGCATTGTTTGTATCGGGAGCACTCTTTATTTTGTCTGCAATAGGATTGATGAAATGGACGAAGCCAGAAAAGAGGTGATAAATAAATGAAGTTATTTGGAAGAGAAGTAAGGAGTCAGCAAGCAGTAGCACGTACCGAGTATGACTTGCAAGATAAAGAATTTGCAAAGGCGTTAGGTATTAGTTTAGATGGAATGTCAGCAGACAAAGCCAAGGAGTCTACAGTATATAGCTGCCTTAAAATTTTAAGTGAAAATGTAAGTAAACTACCGTTGAAACTACATAAATCTGATGGTTCTGGTACAAGTAAAGAGAGTGACCACTACTTGTATAATTTGTTAAAGCTGAGACCAAATCCATACATGTCATCTAGTACATTTTGGGGAATAGTTGAACTTAATCGCAGTTATTATGGACATGCAGTCATAGTGATTGACTATCATCAAGTTGGTAAGGATGCTGGGAAAATTAAATCATTAATTCCATTAGACATGTCAAAAGTTGAGACGTGGATAGACGACAAAGGAATCATTAGTAACGAAATTCATGCCGTTTATTTTTTGTATACTGATAAAAATGGGAAGATGTATAAGTTTAAATCCTCGGAGGTTCTTCATTTTATAGGATTAACACGTGATGGATTTACTCCAATGCCTATTAAGGATTATTTAGGTACACTCGTAGCGAATGCGCAGGCTAGCCAGGAATATACCAACAAATTTATTTCGAGTGGTATGTTTTCGTCCGGGATTCTGAAATATGTTGGAGATTTAGATGAAGGAAAACAGAAAAAAATGCAGGAAAGAATGAATAGAATTAGCGGAGGAATTTCTAACGCTGGAAAAGTAATGCCACTTCCTGTGGGATTCGATTGGCAATCAATTTCAACTAATATGGTTGATTCCGATTTTGTCGAATTGAACCAATTAAACATAAAGCAAATTGCAGCAGCATTTGGAATAAAGCCACATCAATTGGGAGATTTAGAACGCTCAACCAATAGCAACATAGAGCATCAAAATAAATCCTTCTATATTGACACACTTCAGCCTATCCTCACTAATTATGAGCAAGAGTTAACCTACAAACTACTAACCTCAAATGAAATAAATCAAGGTTACTTTTTCCGATTTAATGTAGATGTAATATTGAGATCAGATAGCAAAGAGAGAGCAGAGTATCTAACTATACTAGTGGAAAAGGGTGTTATGACTCCAGCAGAAGCTAGAAAACAAATTGATTTACCTCATTTAGATGGCTCAGATCAACTTATAGTTAATGGTAGTTATCTCAGCCTAGCAGATGCTGTGAGTGGGGTTAACTATGATAGGACAGGCTCTAAAGGAGGTGATAACGAATGAAGGAACAGGAAACTAGAATGTTAGATAGCCAAATTGAGATTAGATCAATTGGCGAAGATGATGAGAAAAAAGATGTCATTGTCGGCTATGCGTTACGTTTTAACACATACAGTGGTGTTATGTACCATCCACATATTGGAGAATTCACTGAGCGAATTGATCCTACAGCTTTAGACAACGCTGATATTAGTCAGGTGACTGCATTGATCAATCACGATGCAAATATGGTACTCGGTAGATCAACAAGCGGTACACTCACCCTAGAGGTAGATGAATTCGGGTTAAAGTACACCATCGATCCACCAGACACTTCTTACGCTAGGGATTTAATGGAGTCAATGAAAAGAGGGGATATCAGTCAGTCAAGCTTTGCATTCAGTCTTGATTATGAAGATGAAAATGCAGAGGTGATCGAAAGGGATGTTGATAGTGATATAAAAATAAGAACAATCAAACGCTTTAAAGATATATCTGATGTCAGCGTTGTAACGTACCCAGCTTATGAGTCAGCTGATGTAATTGTTGCACAACGTAGCTTAGATAATTACCAGTACCAAGAACAAAGGAAACAAAATCAAATAAACAAACAAAAAATGTTAATCGAATTAGAGCTATAGGCTCTATTTTTTATGTCAAAAATCAAATTTATAAACTAAAAGGAGAAATGTAAAATGGATAAAGTACAAGAACTGAGACAGTTATTAGCTTCCACAAAAGAAGAAGTTAGAGGTTTTCTTGGTGAAGATAAAGTAACTGATGCAGAAACAAAAATGGAAGAAGTACGCTCATTAGAAAAGAAAATTGAATTACAGGTTGAGTTGGACAAAGAAGAAGAGCGTCAAATTGTCGACAAAATTAATAACGAAAAACGAGATAACAAGGGAGCAGATAAAGTGGAAGAACGTCAAGCATTTATTAATGCAATTCGTGGAGTTAAATTATCAGATGAGGAAAGAGCATTAGTTGTCACAAGTCCAGACGAAGATGGTGGCTATTTAGTACCTAAGACAGTTTCTACTACAATTGAAGAGTTAAAACGTAGCTATAAATCTGCTAAAGAATTGGTGGATGTTGTACCAACTAGCACGAAGTCCGGCTCATTCCCAGTTGAAAAAGGTGGAAATGTTACTGAGCTAGTTAATTTTGATGAAGATAATGATGGATTAGCTGAGCAAGCTCCAAAATTTACTAACGTTGAGTATTCTGTAGCGGCTTATGGTGCAATCACGCCTATGTCCAATGCTTTCCTACAAGATGAAGCAGGCAACTTTATGAATTATCTAAACCGTAATTTTGCTAAAAAGGCTATCAAAACTGAAAATGCTAAGATTTTTGCAGCATTAAAACAAGGAAAAACAGCTAAGTCAGTTTCTACCATTAAGGACATTAAAGCTTTATTCAATAAAGAATTAGATGCAGCGATTGCTGAAAATGCAACAGTTGTTACCAATCAGACTGGATTCCAGTATTTGGATGCTATGGAAGATAAAAACGGAAGAGGATTGCTACAGGATAATCCTGCTAATCCTACTCAAAAACTATTACAGGGTCGTGTGGTGCATGTGTTTAACGATGCTGAGCTACCAAACGTATCAGGCAAGGCTCCTATCTATGTAGGCTCAATTGTAGAGGCTATTAAATTCTTTGACCGTGGAGTTTATGAGGTGGCTATCTCTAAAGAAGCTGGATTTACTAAGCACCAAACGTTGGCAAAAGTTGTTGAGCGTTTTGACGTTAAACAATCTGATGTAGATGCTTATGTTTACGCTACTTTAGCTGAGCCAAAGGAAACTCCTGAAGCATAGTAGAAGGGAGTGTGATGGCTAATGTTAGAACTAGCAAAAGAATACTTAAGAGTAGATGGAAATGATGAGGATTTAATCATTCGGTCACTCATTGATACAGCAAAGCAGTACATAAAATCAGCTACAAATGTTGACTACAAAGAGGACAATCATGCTTATAAAATGGTTGTTCTCTTATTAACTACTCGTTGGTATGAAAACAGAAACCTAGTAGGCAAAAATGATGATTTAGATTACACAATTTCATCTATGCTACTTCAGATTGAGTTGGATGGTGACTCACGTGAAGTCAATTAATCCTGCTAAATATCGCAATCGTATTTCATTTCAACAAGAACAAGATTATCAAACTGATGAAGGTCACTGGGTAACAGATTTGGTTGATGTAGCTGATATTGGCAAGGTTTGGGCTGAGATCAAATCTATCAGAGGTAATGAGTTTATCATTGCTGGAGCCAATGCTGTTGATGTATCAGCACGGATAACAATGAGGTACAACAAGCATGTCACTGATGATATGAAGATTAAATTTGGTGATCGTATGTATGATATTACTTTTATCAATAATCTTGAAGAAAGAAATATCGAGTTAGAAATTCTAGCTAGTGAAGTGCGTACAAATGAGTAGATTACATATGGAAATGACAGGCTTTGATGATCTAATCCAATACTTTGAGGAAACTGGCGATAACGCTCAAAAAGTTGAAGCTGAAGCATTGAAAGCTGGTGGAGAGATAATAGCCGACTATCAACGCAAAGGCGTTAATCGATCCACAAAGGATCAGCCACATATCCAGGACAATATTATTGTAGGACGTGTGTATGACGGAGATGAAGGTTCACAACTAATTGTTAGACCAAATGGAAAGGTTAGATGGAGAGCTAAGTTTCTGGAATGGGGTACAAGTAAGATGCCACCAAAGCCATTCATAGAAAGAAGTGGCGACTTAGGGGAAAATGAAGCCTATGCAGCAATGCTGAAGAAATTTGAGGAGGTTATCGATGTCTAATTTAACACAATACGATGCTCAAGTAGAACTACTACAAGCATTAAAAAATAACAAGGAATTAACTAGATTGGTCGTTGGTGGCTTCCATAACATGGTTGCTAAGCACACTGCTAGTTTTCCGCGAATTGTATATACAGAAATTAGAAATGCTGATGAGAAATTTAAAGACAATGAGCTAAGTATGGCTATTGTTAATTTTCAAATCAGTATTTTTTGTGATGAAAAAACAATTGTGGATCAGACAACGATTACTAAAGAGGTAGCTATGACAATGAAACAATTAGATTATCACAAGTATGATCAAGAAAATTTATATGAAGAAGATACCAAGTTATATCATAGAGGTATGAGATTTACAAAAAATATTTACCTATAAAACTATAAAAAAAGGAATGATTTACAAATGGCGGATAAAAAAGAAACAAAACTAATTCATGGATTGAGTGATTTTCACATTGCGGTGCTTACAGAAGATTCAAAGACAGCAGTAGAGTACGAAGCAGTTGAAGAGATGGAAGGTGCGGTGGACGTATCTGTAACTCCAAATACTGAATCTAATACTAAGTACGCTGATAATGGCGCATTTGCTGTACTTAACAGCTTGGGCGATATTGATGTTGAATTGACAGCAGTTGATTTACCTCAGCATATCCAGACTAAGATTTTTGGGAATGATACTGAGGGAGATGTTGTATTCTCCAACGTTTCGGATGATGCAGCTGAAATTGCATTAGGATTTAAAGCTCAAATCCAAGGTGGAGGTCACCGATTTTACTGGTTGCTAAAAGGTAAGCCAGAGCTAGCAGAAACTGAGCACAAAACAGATGAGGGTACAGTTGAAAGCCAAGATGCCAAATTGACAATGAAGTTTACTCCATTAAAGCATAACGGTAACTGGAAAGCGCAGCTAGATAGCGACAAGGTTACTCCGGCAGATTGGTTTAAAGAAGTTGTGTATGACAAAGCAACTGCACGAGCAGTACAAGGTAATACATCTGGTGGGTCAGAAGAATAATTGATTAAGGGAGTCATTAAGTTGACTCTCTATTTTTTTATGCATTTTTAAATTTGAAAACAAGAGGAGATTAAAATATATGGAAAATTTTACAATCGCTTTAAAAATAGAAGGTAAGACTAAAAGATTTACAACACCTGCATCCATTAAAGGTGGCTTGTTTCGACAGGCAGTAGAAGTATCACAGGTAATTGAAAAAGATGAATTTGATATTAGCAATCTTGATGGATATATCCAATTTGTATGTGAAGTATTTGGAGAAAAATTTACGATTGATCAGTTTGAAAATGGTGTTGATGCGCGCGAATTACTAAAAACAATTTATGCCACAACATTCTTTGTGTTAGGTCAGGTATCGACAGCTACACAAATGTTAGCGGGAGACGTTGACACAAAGGCAGACGAAGGAAAAAACTCAGCCTGAGTGAGTCTGTAAAAGACATGTACTCTTCTTTGATGGAGATTGGATTCACTCAAAATGAAATAGACGAAATGGACATTATTTGGCACATGAAAATGTTGGCTCATAGACAACAAAGCAACGGAACAAAAGAAAATAAACCTCAATCTAATAAGCCAGTTACGATTGATCAAATTATCGGCTAGGAAGTCGGGTGAATAAAATATATGGCAGGAAAAAATTTAGGTGTTAAATTAACAGCTAATACTAGTCAGTTTAAATCTGATATGAGTGCTTTGTCTAGGCAAATGAAGACAGTCAAGAATGATATGGTTTCTGCTAAAAATGAGACTGACAAGTATGGTAATAGGCTTCAGAACAATGAAGGAAAAGTAAAAGTATTAACCAGACAGTTAGATTTGCAAAGAAATCAGGTTAAGAAATTAACTGCAGCCTACAATGACGCTGCAAGCAAGACTAGTAAAAATAATATAGAAACTCAAAAATTAGCAACTAGACTGAGCAAAGCTAACTCAGAATTGAAGAAAACTGAAGGCGAATTAAAGCGAACCAAGACAGCGATGAACCAGCTTGGCACTGAAGCTAAGAAGACGGGTATGAGCTTTAAGGAATTTGACCAAAAGTTTCGTGATGTTGGAGGTAGTATGCGTACCATTGGCATGGGAGTGGCTATTACTACTGGTGCTGCATTTGCTGGATTGGTTAAGCCTATGAAAGATGCTGTTGGCGTTACCATGGAGTTTGAGAGTGGAATGTCGAAGGTAAAAGCCATCTCTGGAGCTACTGGATCTGAGTTTGATTCATTGAAGAAACAGGCTAAAGAGCTTGGAAGGACAACAAAGTTTACTGCTTCAGAAGCCGCATCTGGAATGGAATTTTTGGCAATGGCGGGATTTGAAGTAAATGAAATCACTGCAGCTATGCCAGGTCTATTAGATTTAGCAGCATCTTCTAATATGGAATTAGGACGTGCAGCCGATATTGCATCTAACATTATCTCTGGTTTCTCAATGGAAGCAGACGAAGCTGGAAGAGTTTCAGATGTATTGGCAAGAAGTGCAAGTAATGCAAATACTGATGTTGAGCAAATGGGAGACGCTATGGCTACAGTTGCTCCAATAGCAAACACATTGGGGTTAGAGTTAGAAGATATGGCAGCTGGAACTATGCTCATGAGTGATGCTGGTATACAAGGTCAAAAAGCTGGAAGAATGTTAAGACAAGGTTTAATTAGACTATCTAAGCCAACAGGTGAAGCAGCTGATTTAATCGAGGATTTAGGTATTAATGTATTTGATGCCGATGGTAATATGAAAGACTTGGACAAGGTTGTAGCTGAGCTTGAAGGTGGATTAGACGGAATGTCTAGTCAAGCGCAGACAGCTGCATTGGCAACTCTATTTGGTTCAGAATCCACTGCAGGTTGGTCAGCATTACTTGATAGAGGTTCAGACACACTCAAAGAATATACCGAGGATTTGAACAACTCTGAAGGTGCAGCTAGTGAAATGGCTGAAACAATGCAGGATAATGCGGCAGGTGCGGTAACTAGACTACAATCGGCATTCGAAGGATTGCAGATTGAATTTGGCGAGAAATTAATACCAATGTTTGGTACAGCTGTAGAAGGTTTAACTGATATGGTTACTGGATTATCTGAGATGGATGAAGCAACAATGACTACAATTGCTAAAACAGCGGTAGTTGCAGCAGGAATATTAGGTGTAGTTACAGCGGTGGCAACATTAACTGCTGCTATTGGCGCGCTCATGTTATTTGCAGGCCCGGTTGGTTTAGCCATAGTTGGAGCAACTGCAGCATTAGGAGCACTAGGATTAGGTATATATGCGGCAAAAACGCATACAGAAGAAATGGAGAAAGCTAACTTTGACAATGCTAAATCATTATCAGATCAAGCTATTGAACTAGAAAAGAATGCTGATACATTTGATAAATTATCTGATAAAGCAAAGATAAGCAACGATGAATTAGCAGAGTTACACGATTTGAACAATCGCATAGCTAATGCAAAAAATTCAGACGAAGTAGCTAAACTCCAAGGACAGTATGATGAGCTTGCTAAAAAATCTGGATTGTCTAAAGATGAATTGAAAAAGTTATTTGAGGCAAATGATAATATTATCGCACAGTCTCCAGATGTAGAGCAATCTGTATCAGCACAAGGCAATGCATTTGTTGATAATACGGAAGCTGTAAGAGAATACATAGATACACTATACGAAATGTCACTAGTTGAACTAGATACAGAACGACAAAAGGCTCTAAAAGAACAAGAAGAATTACAGAAGAAAATCACCAAGCAGAAGAGAGAGCAAGGTAACCTCGATAAACAGCTGACAGAGTACAACGAAGCCAACAAAATGAGTCAAAAAGAAATTGAAGACCGACTCAAGAAAATCAAGAAAGAAAAACACTATGGAAACTTAAATACAGCGGAAGGTATAGCTCTACAATACGAAGAAGATGTGCTAACAAATATCATAGAGGGAAATTATAAAGATCAAGTTGATCAACTATTAAAGAAAAAAGAAGAAGGCAGAGAAAATATTGCCAACACTGAGGAAGAAATCGCTAAAAATCAGGCTTTGTTGGATGAAGCAGGGAATATCCTTCTCAAACAAGTTGGAATAAATGAAGAAGGCGAAAAAGGGTTAACCACGCTTGAGGAAAAATTGGCTAAAAATAAGAAAACATTAGCTAACCTTGACGCTGAAAAAGAAAAAAACGGTGAATTAAACGAAAAGCAACAAGAAAAATACGATAAACTAACTTCACAAAATGAAAAAATGGAAGAAGCTCAAGATTACATAATTAAAGAGTTAGAATTATATGGTAGCGTTAATTCACTGGTAGATTCTCAAACTGACAAACTCAGCGAAGGAACTCATGAGAGACTTAAAAGTCTTGAAAAAACTCATGATATTGAGTTAGCAGAAGGTAATATTGTTGAGCAAATCCAGAAGAAACATGGTGAGTTGGTTAAGGAAAGAGATCAACTTGAAGAAAACAGAGAAAAACAAGGTGCTAACAAAAAGGAAATTGATAAGCAAATAGCTGCTATTGATGAAAAAATTAACACTGGTGACGGTGTTATCTTTCAAATGCTTAAAGAGTTAGATATATTGGAGCTAGTTAAAGAGGGTATCCAACTTAATGGTGATGAGTTGCAAGCGTATCTGGAAGGCTTGGGTTATAGCACTGATGAAGCATTCAGCTTGGCTCAAGAGTTATCTGGTGAAACTGTGGAAGCTCTTAAACAAGGTGAAAAGGAATCTAAAAAAGCCGGTAAGGATAAAGGTGACAAGCACAAGGAGGGTCTTGACAGTACAAGAGAACCTAACAAATTTACAGCTACTGGTTTAGTCGATAATATTGTAACTGAATTTAATAAGGGATCTGATAAAACTGGCAAGTCCGGAAAACAAAAAGGTGAGGAACATCGAAAAGGTATTTTTTCCACGCAAGGGCAAAACGCCAGTGCTGCTAAAACATTAATTGATTCAGTATTGAATGAAGTGGATAAAGGTGATAGACAAGCCAATCAATCCGGTAAAAACAAGGGTACATCTCATAATGCTGGATTAAGTGGTACTAAAAAGTTAAATGAGATTACCGGAAGAGACCTGACAAATAATTTATTGAATCAGATCAAAAAAGGTAGTCCTGAATCTAGTAAGGCTGGTAAAGATAAAGGTACAGCTCATAAATCTGGATTGCAAGGTACATCCGGAGCGAATAACTCTGCTGCAAGTTTGCTATCATCAAATGTAACTAGTAGATTAGGTTCAACTACAGATGGTGGCGGTGGTAGTAAGGCAGGTTCACTATTTAAAATAGGCTTGGGTAGATGGGGCGGTGCGACATTTTCTACAGCTGTAAGTGTGGCTAGTCAAGGTGTATCCGGTCTGAAAAGCGTAAAAACAAGTGGAGCTGGTAGTAACTTTGTTGCTGGATTTAGAGGTTCTATAAATAGTGGAAGTGGTTCTGTTTGGTCAGCAGCTTGGAGTTTAGGTAAGTCCGCTTTAGGTGCGTTAAGAGGTGCTATTAAAACTGCATCTCCATCTAAGGAAACGGCTATTACTGGTGGTCACTTTACTGAAGGATTTGCAATCGGTATAGATGACGAAGCTAAGGAAGCTGAAAAGTCTGCTGTATCTATGGCTAAAGGAACGCATGGAGCTATGACCGATGAAATTGATAAGCTGGCACGTACATTTTCTGGTGCAGCTTACACAATTAGAGCCAATAAAGAAGTGTTGAAAGTGGAGCATGAGATTAATAATAGTGGTATGGAAAACCAAATCGAGTATTTAAGTAAAACAGTTACTCAATTGACGGAATTCTTAGCTACTCAGTTGTCTGGAGGAAAAGAAATAAATCAACACATAACTATAAACAGTCCAGATGCAACGTCACCAGCTGATAATGCAAGAAAAATAAAACAAGCTAGTCGTCAATTAGCGGCAGAGTGGAGGCGATAGATAAGTGAGAAGATTGACTTATGAAAATGGCAGAGGTGAACAGATTGAATTCTATCTATCACCTTTTCTCATTGAGTCACTAACTGGAATTGGTGAGGTTGACGCTGATATACAAAGCCAACAATCTCCTTTTCAGGATGGTGACAATTATATTGATACATTGCTACAACCAAGGTTTATTGAGTTGGAAGGATCTATAACGGAAAGAAATTTTGAGAGTATAAGAGAATTCCGCAGGTACATATTGCGTGTATGCAATCCTAAACTAGGGCTAGGCAAGATTACCCTAGAATTGGACGGGGATTTAAAAGAAATCATGGGTGCGCTTGACGGTTCACCTGTATTCCCGGAACGTTCTCAGGATGTATGGCAAAAGTTTATGATCAATTGGAAGTGTCCTAGTCCTTACTGGATGGATCTGAATCAGACATCTAGGTCACTACAATCGTATGTAGGTAACTTCAAACTACCTATGACATTTCCATTTGAGTTGGGTGTGGCAGGTAGTAGGACAACCTTATTTAATGAAGGTGATGTACCAGCTCCAGTTACAATCGATATACATGGAGCGACAACTAACCCACAGATCATTAATAAAACAACTGGGGACTACATTCGGATTAACCGATCTATTGCTGATGATGAGATATTGCATATCAATACAGCCTCTGGGCAGCAACGTGTAGAAATATACCGAGATAATACAATTGAGCAAGGTTTTGGTTATCTAGATCATAACTCGGAATTGTTTAATTTAGAAATTGGAGAAAATGAAATAGAACACATTGCTGATGCAGGTGATAGGAACGCTATTGTAGCTGTTAGCTGGCAGAGTAGATACACAGGAGTTTAGTTGAACAAGAAAAAAAATTAGTACCAACTCTTAATAACAGATGTTAAAATTAGATTAAGTACTAGTGTTAACTAATAATTAAGAGGTGTTTTGTATGAAGTTAGATGAATTTACAATTGGAGATGTATTCGAAACTAAATCACATAAATTAACAAAAGAGGATATTGTGAGGTTTGCAGGTGAATTTGACCCCCAATATATGCATTTGGATGAGGGGAAAGCAAATCAGGGAAGATTTAATGGAATAATTGCTTCTGGAATACATACACTGGCTATTTCATTTAAGTTATGGGTTGAAGAAGGCGAGTATGGTGCGGATGTTATTGCTGGAACAAGAATGAATAATATTAAATTTATAAAGCCAGTGTATCCTGATGATGAATTACATATCATTGTTGAGGTTATTGACAAAAAAGAAACAAAGAATGAAACGGGTTTCCTTACGGTATTGTTATCTACTTTCAATGATAAGGAGGAAAAAGTTTTTGAGGGTGACTTAACCGTATTGATAAAGCGATGAAGGTTAATTTGTATATTTTCTTATTCAACTAACTGGTTATCGATAGTAGCGAAGTAGTAAAAAGGTCTGGGTAAAAAGAAGGGTTTTGTCTTCTCCTGTCGAATAGAGTTAGATAGGAGGGGGTGATATGATGGATCCTATCACAGTTTCTATTGTGACTTCATTAGCAACCAATTATTTTACAGAATTTACTACACCGGTAGTTAAGCGGTTTTTCGACAGAGCTATCTCTGAAAAACCGGAGATTGGAGAAAAGTTACAGCAGGCTAATAGTTCAAAGGACTTTGAAGAAATATTCAATGAAGCTTCAGGAATAGTAGATGCTTCAGCTAATACAGGTGAGTTGGAAGTAATAGGAGCTTTCTTAGAAGCAGTGAAAGGCATAAGGTTCGACCATGCAAGTGGCAAGGTAGTAATTCAAGGAACCGAGATGACTGCACCTGTCTTAGTCACCGGTGGTAGTGTTAATTCCGCTGGTTCTACTACAATTGGAGAAAATACAGAATTAAAGTCCAACGGGACAAGAATTAGTGTCGGTAAAGGCTCAGGTATTTATATAGGTGGTGACTCGCAAATAAGGCAAAATTAACTTATAAGGACAATTTTTTGCGGGGCGCTATAATAAAAGATAAAGTAAAATAATCGAAAAGCATCCCACCCCGGGGTGCTTTTTATATTACGAAAGGAAATGATTAAATGGAAAAATCCTATTTTTACGATAGTACGGAAAATGATGAACGAATTTACCAAGCAGCAGATTTTGCTAGATTCCATGCTCAGATAATTGGTGACGGTGTATCAAACACAGCTAGTTTACCTGACTTAGAAGTAACAGCCAAAACAAATATGGATGTATCACTAGGAGCAGGGTACATGTTTGCTAATGGCTACATGTATGAAAACTCTTCTACTATAACTATGAAGCACGACATAGCTGATAACAACAATGACCGTATTGATCGTATTGTAATTCGGTTCAATAGTGATCCAGCAGAAAGAAGTATTAAGGCAGTTATTAAAAAGGGCACACCTGCAAGTAATCCAGCACCGCCAGCAATTACACGTGATAGTTACGTACACGAAATGAGCGTGGCGCAAGTGCGGATTGTCGCTGGCAAATCTTATATTGAGCAATCAGCTATTACGGACGAAAGAGCAGACGATAATGTGTGTGGGTATATTCCGTTGCATAATATTTATCGAGGGTTAGGGATTAATGAACTAGGTATGGTTACTATGCCTAACCAATCCTTTATTAAAACGATGAATAGTACACCACAAACCATTACTAAAAACACATCTATGGGTAATGCAGTACATCTGGAATTTGGAACGATCGAAGAAGATAAACAAAATGAGATTACAAGTGGAACGCAGTTTACAGCGAAAGCAGATGGGGTTTATAACTATTGGGTTGAACTGGCATTTGAACATAATATGATACCAGTGGGAGCAGAATTGCACGTATACAATTACGTTAATGGTAAAGAGAGCTTCCCGTTGGGTACTAAGCTATTTAGTGACGGAATGGACAACTTCATAGCTGTTAACGGGTTCGATAGCCTTAAAAAAGGTGACAAAGTTGACTTTAGAATAACGTCTTATCAAATGAATGTAGATGTAGATACGCGATTTAGCCGAATTAGAGTTGCTAAGCTGGCATAAGGAGGATGATTTCTATTGAGTATGCCTATAAGAGTTTATAATGAATTTTTAGACTTACTGGGAGAAACAGACAGCTACCAGTCATTGCAATACGAACGAAACTATCATGGCGTTGGTACGTTTGAATTGCACATAAACAGATATATGCATGGTGCTGATAACTTCCAAAAGGGTAATATTATTGCCCTAAATAAACAAGAAAACAAGGCTGGTATTATCCTTACAAGAGAAATAGATTTAGACGAATCAGGAAAACAAAGTGAAAACTTTAAACTAACTGGATTAACTATGGATGGTATTATGAATAGGCGCATAAGCATTCCTCCTAGTAGTACATCCCATGATCGGAAATCAGGCGATGCTGAAACAGTCATGAAGCATTATGTCTATAATAACTTTATAGATCCTGCAGCCAAGAGTAGGAAGTTAGATATCTTAGAAATTGCACCCAATCAAAACCGAGGTGAGCATGTAGTGTGGGAATCTAGGTTTAAAGATATCGGAAAAGAATTGGAAAAGATATCTATTGAGTCAGGATTAGGTTGGGGGATATTTGTTAACTTCAATACCAAGAAACTAGTATTTGATTGCTTCCAAGCTAAAAACCTTACACAGAATAACGAGTTTGGATATTCCCCTGTTTTCTTTTCCCCAGAATTTGAAACGATTAAATCCCAGAACTTTATAGATAGTGATGCAGATTATAAGAATGTCGGATATGTCGGTGGTCAAGGGGAAGGTGTAGGTCGTAAGATAATTGAATTAGGTAATGCTGCTGGTTGGGATAGAATAGAAACCTTTGTAGATGCTCGAGATATCGGCACAGAAGACGAAGAGACGGCGGAAGAGTTAACCGATGAAGAGATTGAAGAAATGCTTATCAAGCGTGGTAATGAAAAATTAAGTGAAATGGAAACTGTCTTCTCTTTAGAGGCTGAAATACTAACTCCAATAACTAGAAAGTCATATGAGTATACACACGAAGGGTATCTACATCCTGCACAAACTACTGGACGTTATGAAGCGAAACAACAGCAGATAACCCCCTTCCAGTATGAAAAAGATTTTGATTTAGGCGATAGAGTGCAGATAGTTAATAAATCATGGGAATTAACTATGACTGCACCTATTATAAATTTCATGGAAGTACACGAGCCGGGTGGATTTAGACTCGAGGGTACATTTGGTCAAACACGTCCAACTCTTATTACTAAGATTAAAGATAAGTTTGATGAATTAGAAGGTATAGAGAAGCAAGAAGCACCAGCAGCGGTAGCGGTTGAGTACATGAAAAAAGCTATGAAATATGGCGATGATAACCTTACAAAAGAAGAACGTAAGCGTATTGAACAGGCTATAGCTAACCTAGAAGCATCAAAATCATTTACAGAACAATACGCAGAAAAAGCTATTCACAAAGGTACTACACCACCTGATGATAAAACGCAATTATGGATTGATACGTCGGGTGAATCTGATGTTTGGAAACGTTGGGATGAAACTAAAGAGAAGTGGGTTGAAGGTCCAAGTGGCCCAGAGGGTGTTCCGGGACCACCAGGTAACGATGGTCAAACCTTATATACTTGGGTTAGATATGCTGACAGTCCAACAAGTGGCATGAGTAATTTACCCGATAATAAAAAGTATATTGGGTTAGCTTACAACAAGAAATCACCAGTTGAATCGGATGATTATGATGATTATGAGTGGGCGAAAATTGAAGGGGAGCAAGGCATGCCTGGTGCCCAAGGTAGTGATGGAAAACCTACTTTCACTTGGATAAGATACGCTGATGATATTAAAGGTAATGGTATGAGTGATAGTCCAGACGATAAAAGGTATTTAGGATTAGCCTATAATAAAGACACTTCGAAAGAAAGTGATGATCCTAATGATTATAGTTGGAGTCCGTTATATGACAATGTGATTGTTGGTGGTAGGAACTATGTCCAGAATAGCTTGCCGCAAGACACTAGTTTGTGGAAATTCACAAAAGCAAGTACAGGCGCCCGTGGATCAATATCAAAAGGTGAAATAGTTATCGGAAATGATGATTCAGGATGGGCACAATGGCAGATTTATTCTAATCAAGGTGCAACTGCATTAGATGATATAGAGGGTGATGAAACCTTTACATTATCATTTGAAGCAAAACAACTAAGTGACTCTTTATCGGAATATCCTTTTGCTCAATTACGATACGTAAGTAATAATATAATTCGTGTCGAAGGTGATGTTAATAAATTATCTAGTGGCAAATGGGTAAAATTTTCGAACTCCACAAAAGTGCCGCAAGAAGTGATAGATTCGTCAGCATATTCGAGGATAATTTTACAATTCAATGGTGAAGGTTCCGTTGCATTTAGAAAAATCAAATTAGAGAAAGGTAATGTAGCTAGTGATCATTCGATAGCGCCGGAAGACATCGAGAAGGATGCTAAAGATAAAGCAGATAAAGCTGAAAAAGAATCTAAAGATCATGCTGATAAACAGGATGAAAAAGTAAAAGAAGATGCAGCAAAGGATGCTAAGGAAAAAGCCGATAAAGCAGAAAAAAACGCAAATGACTTTTCCAAGAATGCCGACAACCTAATGGAAGGCATAATAAACGTTGGTTCCGTACCAATTCAAACAGCATATAGTGGTGCGCGTATTGAGTTTGACGGGACCAATGGATTTGTCCAGTACGACAAGGATGGGAATCCTGTTGCGTGGTTTGATTTAAAAGGTAACGCTAAGTTTTCTGGGGATATAACAGGTGCTACTGGTACGTTTGGCGATGTTAACGTGAAAGATGGTGACTTTACACTTGAAGATAATACATCCAACGTTAAGTACAGTGTCACACCAGCTCGAAACATGATTCAAGATCATTCATTTGAAATGATGCAACCGGGATACACAGGTGCTGATTCAATTGAACATAACTGGGTAGATATTGATAAGACAGTTGATGATAAATGGAGTGTTACAGGTAATCCTAAAATCGTTACTCAATTTGCTCCAGAAGATGCAAAAGCACTTGCCATACATGGCAATAGAGCGATAGCAGTAAAAGACGCAAATTTCGTTAGACAATACATTTATGAAGGTGTTGGCGGTGGAGCTAAATTTACTATATCCGGCTTCTTCAAAAGACAGTGGAATCAGCCGCCCGGGAAGCCACGTTTTGAGGTAGATGTTATAGATGCCTCTGGTGGTCGGACTAGGTTAATAAACGAGATATTTGAAACTGTACCGACTGACTATTCCGTTGTCAGACGTTCTGCCACATTTACAGTACCGAGCAACTTTGAAATTGGCGGTTCACTGGATGTAAAACTGTCAGGCGGAGATAGCAATTGGGTACATTGTGATGGCATTCAAATGGTTGAGGGAGATAACCCCACCGTATACCAACCGGAGGATAGTATTTGGGAGGTAGCCAAAGACAATTATAAGGTGCGAGGCGAACACAGGGTTCTTTGGGCTGATGGGGCGGTTTATTTATTAGCGAGTCATACACTGTATCCAGAGAAACCCTTGCAGTATTGTAAAAACGGTTGGATCTTAGAGTGGAGTAATTATAATCCTGGTGTCGGTGCAACTGATACCGATTGGCAATACACTTATGTTGCGAAAAATACATCTGTAGATGCCACTAGTAGTAATGGAGCTAGGGTTTATTTGCGTAGTGGTAATACAAACGAAGTTTTAAAATATTTCATAATTAGGGGCGGTGGAGATAGAATTACCGGTCATGACAATAACGGTAAATTGATGAATGGAAATGACAACAGGAACATGGCTTTGAGGACAATTTATGAATGGTAGAAGGAGGGTGTGCGAATGGTTAGAGTATACCTTTTGACCGACACAGATGGATACGTAAGCATAACTTCATCTAGGTCACTAAGAAATGAAAATGAGCAGACTATTGAAGTGCCAAAAGATCACGAAGTTTTACGTAACTCGGAGATATTCAAATATGTGGATGGTAAGTTAATTAAAGATGTAGAAAAACAACAGCAATTAATATCTGAGGCTAATGATAAACCAGAGAAATTGACGGATGATGAGATGAATGCTATCGCTATTATGGAGCTGTCCGAGAAAATAATGAATATTGAAATGGGGTGACGATGTGTACGAAGGAAGCATGTTAGCATTGCTTTTCGCAACGTATGTTATTCGTGGTATGTGGGATTACAATAGAGTCCCAGTACAATTGAGAGAAGAAGTCAATGCAATTTTAATAGCAGAAGGTCAGGAAGATTTGATAAACGCCTAGTAGGGCGTATTTTTTATGGTTTAAATTCCCTTCTTGTCGTATGATGTAGGCAAGGAGGGGAAACTATGAGCGATAGTTTTAAAGGGCTATATTCATCTCTATATAAGACTCCAGATATGTCGGATATTGCAAAACAAATGAGCGAAGGCATGGAGGAAGTACATGAAGCCATGGAAGAAACCCAGAGAGAAAAAGAGAAATACAAGCAAGAAATGTTACAAACCTTAAAAAATATAGAATCAAATACTGCAGGTTTGAATGAGGTTGTCCCCTTGTTAGCTTCTAATCTTGACAAACAGGATGAAATTCTAGAAGTGTTAAAAGAAGCATTGTCGATAAGTGCATCAAAAAATCAAGAAGAGGCTAAAAGTAAATGGAGAAAGGTAATGGAGAAGACTAGTCAACTTACAACCGACATAGAAAGCATTCAAAAAATACAAGGCTTTGCCAATACTATATGGCAGATGTATCAAAATACAGGAATTTAACATTAATTTATCAGCACCTATAGAGGGTGCTTTTTTTATGGAGCAATACAGGTAAAGGTTAACACAGTAGGAGGGTTGATATGCCAGAGCAAAATGAGTGGTATACAAATAAAGATTTGTTCGAGCTAATTGGAAACATGCAGCAAGAATTTCATGGACTAAGAAGTGAAATGAGAGAAACCAGAACACTAATGAAACAGTACAACGGTTTACGAGAAGAAATTGGTGTGGTCAAGGATAGAGTAGATGCGATAGAAGCTAAGGAAGAAGGAAGAAATAGCGTTGGATTGGCAATTAGAAACTGGTCAGGGTGGATATTCGGGTTTATCACCTTGATTGTTTTATTAATTAAATTTTGGGGTGGAGTGTAAATGAATAAAGCAATGATCATTAGAACGTCTGTATTAATAGTAGCCTTAATTAATCAAATATTAGTGATGACAGGTATGAATCCATTACCATTTGAAAATGAAGAATTAGAAATGGGATTGACAGCAGTATTTACAGTTGGAGCTACATTGTGGAATTGGTTCAAGAATAATAGTGTCACCAAGGAAGCTAAGGATGCAGATGAGTATTTGAAGGAAATAAAGGAATTAAAGAAACTCAGCAAGTAAAAACAACTACATAATTCTAGGATTGTCATTAATTTGGCAGTCCTATTTTTTATGGGAAAATAAGGAGACGATTATTAATGGTTAATATTATCAAACCAAACTTGGCATTTAGAGGATCATTAGCACCAATCAATAAAAGCCGTATCGATAAAATAGTACAGCATCATATGGCGCATGAAACATGGAACATCACAGACGTTCACAACTTTCACAAGAATAGCAATGGATGGGCTGGTATAGGTTATAATTATTGGATTGGCTTTGATGGAAAGATTTATCAGGGTCGTGGTATGAATGTAGGCGCTCATGTAGGTGGTCATAATAGTCATACGATAGGTGTAGGTTATCAAGGTGACTTTACTAAGCAACAGATGACTGCAGCACAATTTAACTCAGGTGTAGCCTTGAATAAATGGCTTATGACTCAGCTGCCTAATGTTAATTCTACATCTCAGATTATTGGTCACAATGAGTTAGCATCTACAGCGTGTCCTGGTAAAAACTTCAGAATGGCTGACTTAAAGAAAGCAGTTGGCGGTAAAAGTACTACTACATCTAAACCTTCACAAAACACCTCAAAGAAATCCACTAAGCCTACAAGCAACCTTGGATTAGTCGATTATATGAACAGTAAGAAGATGGATTCAAGTATGACCAATAGGAAGAAGTTAGCTAAGCAATACGGTATCAAGAATTATACTGGTACAGCTAGTCAGAATACAACTTTGCTATCTAAGATTAAAGGTGGTAAACCATCTGGATCTACTACAAGTAAAGCTAAAGCTAATCTTAAAGTTGATGGATATTTAGGTGTACAGACGATTAAAGCCATGCAGCGATACTTTGGCACAACTGTAGACGGTGTTCTTAGTAAGCCTAGCTCATTGGTTATCAAGAAGCTACAGAAGTTATTAGGTGTCATTCAGGACGGAATCATGGGGAAAAATACAATATCAGCCATGCAAAAGCGATTTGGTACAGTTGTAGACGGTAAGTTAAGTAAGCCAAGTTTGGTTATAAAAGAGTTACAAAGACGATTGAATAAAGGTAAACTATAA